ATGAAGCTCAACGCCAGGCAGGTAGAGACCGCAAAGCCCAAAGACAAAACCTACAAAATGGCCGATGGCGGCGGTTTGTATCTCGAAGTTTCGGCTAAGGGGTCTAAATACTGGCGCATGAAATACAGACGCCCCTCTGACAAAAAAGAGGATCGCCTTGCTTTTGGTGTTTGGCCTACTGTGACGCTTGCTCAGGCAAGAGCCAAGCGCGACGAAGCTAAAAAGCTGTTAGTACAGGGCATGGACCCAAAAGCCGAACAGAAAGAAGCTCAGGCCGAGAATTCGGGTGCATATACTTTCGAAACCATTGCTCGCGAATGGCATGCCAGTAACAAGCGCTGGAGTGAAGACCATCGATCGCGCGTTCTTCGCTATCTTGAGCTTTATATCTTCCCTCATATCGGTTCGTCCGACATTCGCCAGCTCAAAACCAGCCACCTGTTAGCCCCGATTAAAAAAGTTGATGCTAGTGGCAAACATGACGTCGCACAGCGTCTTCAGCAGCGTGTCACAGCCATTATGCGTTATGCCGTACAGAACGATTACATCGACTCTAACCCGGCCAGTGATATGGCTGGTGCTTTATCAACAACCAAAGCACGACACTATCCTGCTTTACCCTCTAGCCGTTTCCCTGAGTTTCTTGCTCGTCTTGCCGCATATCGTGGCCGTGTAATGACGCGGATCGCGGTTGAGCTTTCCTTACTAACTTTTGTGCGTTCCAGTGAGTTACGTTTCGCGCGTTGGGATGAGTTCGACTTCGATAAATCTCTTTGGCGTGTACCTGCAAAGCGAGAAGAAATTAAAGGCGTGCGTTACTCATACCGTGGCATGAAGATGAAAGAGGAGCATATCGTTCCGCTTAGTCGGCAGGCGATGATTTTGTTAGCCCAGTTAAAGCAGATTAGTGGTGATAAAGAGCTGCTTTTTCCGGGTGATCATGACGCAACTAAGGTTATGAGTGAAAACACAGTAAACAGCGCATTGCGTGCGATGGGATATGACACGAAAACAGAGGTCTGCGGGCATGGGTTCAGGACGATGGCGCGTGGTGCGCTCGGTGAGTCAGGGTTATGGAGCGATGATGCAATAGAACGTCAGTTGAGCCACACTGAGCGTAATAATGTCCGTGCGGCTTACATTCACACATCAGAGCATTTGGATGAACGTCGATTGATGGTTCAGTGGTGGGCTGATTATCTTCAGATGAACATAAAAAAATCCATCACTCCTTATGATTATGCAAAATCTTTTAGCATGTAAGTCTACTTCAGCCTTCATTTTGACATGTAAGACATCGCATTTCGAAACTACACAGTAAGATTAAGATGGATTGAAAGGATTACTGTATGGATATACAATATTGTTTATGTGAATAATTAGCCGACAGTGATAAAAAAATGAATAATAAATTTAATGTTTTTCAAATGGATGCTGTTGATTTCCTTAAGACTCTGAAAGATGATTCATTAGACTTAGTCATTACTGACCCTGCTTATGAGTCACTTGAAAAACATCGGAAAGTCGGCACAACAACAAGATTAAAAAATAGTACGAAATCAAGTAATGAGTGGTTCGAAATCTTTCCTAATGAACGATTCGAAGAGTTGTTTAGAGAAATCTATAGGGTCATGAAAAAAAATACACACTTTTATCTTTTTTGTGACCAGGAAACAGCGTTTTACGCTAAGCCGGTGGCTGAGAAGGTGGGGTTTAAGTTTTGGAAACCCTTAGTTTGGGATAAACAACGTATAGGGATGGGCTACCATTACCGTGCGAAGTATGAGTTCATTCTATTCTTTGAGAAGGGAAAACGAAAACTTAACGATCTTTCTATTCCTGATGTCCTCTCTTGCCCAAGAATTTTGAAGGGATATCCTACAGAAAAACCCTCAAAGCTTATGGAAATATTGCTAAAACAAAGTAGTATTGCTGGTGAAATTGTCTGCGATCCATTTATGGGAGCCTGCCCGGTAGGTGTTGCTGCTCTAGAAAATGATAGATTCTTTCTGGGTAATGACCTTAGCAAAGAATCGCTTAGGATTGCGAATGAGAGGCTTAACTCTTTGATAAATTGAGGGATTGATATGGATTATTCTGAATATCCTTGGCCGGCTGATTTTCCTGAGTATGTTCCTCCTGAAGATGCAGTCGATGCTACAGGAGAAGCTTTTCGGATCGTGGCAAATGACCCGCCGACTGACAAGGACTTTGTGGGGCATAACCAGGAACCTTACGTTAAAAAAACAGGTAAGCTTAGTCCTAGCGATTATGGTACATCCATGTTCAGGGACTTTGAGCAGGTGCAGTGTGCAAGAAATTTTTACGCTGCTTTACGGAAAAAAAAGATTGCAATTGGTACACTTGAACCTGTTCATGGTAAAGCGTCAAAACCAAATAAAAAATCTCATTTCGAAACTTGGTTAAGACTAAATACTCGAATTGAAAATAATTTTAAGATAGTAGGTTAATTATGTATTACTTACCAATTACGAATGAACTTGGTGAGCTTTCTATAGAGAAAATCTATAGTTTTTATGATGTACCAAGGACATTTTTAGCGAAGAGCGCAAAAACTAAAGAGTTCTATTTAGTCTATTGGTTTGATGAGTCTGATAGTTTTGATTCATGGTATTATGCACCGATGAATAACTTAGAGATTTCTAATCTTGATTCTGGACTTATTCAAGTTAGAGATTTTTTTATTAATAAAAATGTTATTATTATATCAACTCCGTATGATTTATCTGACTGCAAAGTAGATATTCTTCCTTATCGGGATATTGACTCAGAAACGCTTCCGCCAGTTGGCTATTTTATAGCATTAGATGAGGATGGTGAGTTTTCTGTTGTCTATAATGATGAGAGAGAGATATTAAATAATGTCCACGAAATAAGAATTTATCGTGACCGAAGCGAAAAGAATATTGAGTGGGAGCCAATCCAAAAAATTGTTAATACTTGGAATTCTTTATATAACAAAGTAGCCAAAGTTATTTGTAATGATGACTTTTCACTTATACCCTATACTTCATCCATAGGTTCTTATAAATCAAAATTCATCGCCGAGAATAATGACGTTTTCATAAGCAATTTCATTGAATTTCTTTCTGTTTTGAAGTCATCTGAACTTGATTACGAGGCAATTAAAGGTCTTGGTGTTGATTTGGATGATTTTGAGGCTTTACTCTCCAGTTTAAGAACTTACAACTATAAATTAGAAGTTAGGTCAAATACTGGGGCATCTTTATTTACCATAGATGCAAAAAAATTAGCATCTGAAAAAGAGAAAATTCAAGAGCATAACCAAAGATACTTTTCTAGTGAGCTTGTCCCCCAAGCTGATGATATCTATAGGGTTATTAAGTTTGTTAATTCTGTTGGTAATAATGAGTTATTCAATGAAGAGTCTGAGGGTATTACTCCGCGGCAAATAAATTATTATAAGCACGCAGCGAAGTTGTTGGGTTTGGTTAAAACTAATGGTTTTGTTCTTCAACCTCTTGGCTGGAAAGTTTTTTATGCTCAAAACTCCAAGGAGCAAATATCTTTGCTGGCAGAGGCATTCGAAAACTCAGATTGTGGTTGGGCTTGGATGAAATATTGTGGTGTGGAGAAGATCACCGAAATTGATGAGTCTACCGCTGCAGAGTTCCTTATCGAAAAAGCTAATGGATTAGCAGTGGACACAGCTAAGCGTCGCTCAAAAACTTTGTCTTCATGGGTTAAAGAATTTAAATCGGCTTTATGATTTTAAGTGGCTTGAATTCAATGGGGAAGTATTCCCCATTGAATCTCTTTGCATCTTATTCTAAAGTCAATTTACCTTTGGTTGCTATTATATAAAGGCATTGAGTTCGACTTTCTTTTTAATTCATTGAGGTATGCATCTTAAAGTGGGTTGATAATATCAATTGAATCGAATTTAGTTAGGTAGATAGAAGTGCTTTTAAGCAACAAAATATAGCCATTACAAAACGGTTGTAAAAGGTTAGTGATAGATGTTGGGGAGTATACCCCAGTTAAAGGATTAGAAGTGGAATCAATTTAATAATGATCTGGGGCGTTATAAATCTCTCCTTTTTCAGAGCTAGAATAACTGCCAGTTAGCACGTTGCACCTTCCATATTAAAAATTAATTACATCGCAATTTCTTAAAGTCGAGGCATCATGACGCTACGTGAGCGAAAAATAATTATTTTCACCATTAGCGCGTAATGCTCTCCCCGCTTCGTGGGGGGGTTTACATGCAGGGGCATGGCGAGGCTCAAGCTGCAACAAGCCCGAATTCATCAGATGAATGCATGTACAGGAGGTAAGTGCTTTAAGAGGCAACAATATCAACGCCGAAATAACTGATTTTCTTCATCCTCCGGGCCGCCTTTTCCTGCACTTATCCTGACCTCCTCAGAGGCTCGCCACGCCCCCGAACAGCACCGCACCACCCACCGACACTTCCACGAATCCGCGCCGCACAGCGACGCGCTCAGGCCGCGAAATTAAATATCATTAAATAAATACTTTACCGCTGGCGCGCAGTGCTCTCCCCGCCACGCCTGCCCGCTTAAGGGGGCGCTTTTAATGCAGGTGCATGACCGGCCTCAGGGTGCGCCAGTGCTGGCGCTGGCGGGCGATCCAGCGTCGGTAAAACGCATGCAAAACCATGCACCTTATGAATGCATGGCTTTTATACGTAAAAATGGCGGGATTTTCGGGGATTTTTAAGCGGACTACTGCACGGCCAGTTCTGCACGGCGGCGGGAGCAATTCAGGTTCTGTGCGGGTGTGAATTTTTCACGGCTATCATCGCGCGAAGCCGCGTCAGGCCTGAATCCGATGGCCGTTAAAATGTCATTGTCCTGCGCCGAATAATTAATTTTTTCACCGGCGGCCAGCCAGACCTGTAGCGCCTCACGCAGACAGTCGAGTGAGTGCTGTATGGCGCAGCGCTGAATGGCGGGGTGTTGCCCGGGATAATTCATCAGCTCCGGGGCGAGGGCGGCGGCCAGCTCCGCGCCGTGCGCCTGCATAAAATCATTTAATCGGTCGCGGATGCTGATGCGCTGCACCTCCTCATGCGAGCGGATATAGCGACCGGCAGCCTGATTAATTTCCCACTTTTTCACGTCGATAATCTCGCGCAGCGTTTGCAGGCTCCGGCCGCTGTGGCCGCTGCCGGCAAGCTGTTCGCGGTATGCCTGCTCGGCCTGCGTCAGTTCTTCCCTGCGTTGCAGCCAGGCGGATTTGTTTGCCTGACAGGCCTCAAAGGCTTTCTGTAGCGTCAGTGTTGTCACGTATGTTTCTCCTGATGACTGGCCGTGCTTACGCACCGGCACGGTTAACGGTGGCCGCCGGTGCGGGTACAGGGATGACCGGCTCTGTTACCGGTGAACGAATAACCCCGTCGATGGATTCAAGCGTGCGGAACGTGGCCGAGCACTCGATGTTCATGCACTGGTGATAGCGCTGTTTGACGTTATCGGACAGATACCGGCTGGTGCGGGAATGCGCGCTGGTTTTGCAGAACGGACAGTGAAACATACTTACCCCTCCGCTTCTGTCTCGCCATTTTCAGCCAGTTTTCTGGCGAGCATCATTCTCTTCGCAGGGCTGCGTAACAGCTCCGTATCAACGTCAGTAATCTGCGGCCGGTGCATGCCCGTCACGGACAACACCGGCTCCTGCGTCATATCGAAGTGATACAGGCTGCCCTGACGGCTCAGCGCATCGCGCAGCTCGCCGATGGCCACGGACTGCGGGGCGCTTTCTCCCTTCATTTCGAGAGCACGAACACGTAGCAGGAAAGCGCGAATGAGGGCGACGGGAACCGCATTGACAGCCTGTGCCCATTCCGCATCGGCATAAGCGGTAAAGGCATCTTCATGCGCTGACAGGTATTTATTGCCGGTGGAGCAGGCATTCAGCATGGCGCGTGTGCGGTCTGTCTCCAGCTCCGCAATCAGGCCGGTGAACTCGTCGGCCAGCTCGCGACTGGCGATACGCCTGCTGTGCTCAGCTTTCATTTCAGGGGTGAGACTGCCGCGCAGGGTGCGAAAGCGGCTGCGCCAGTCCAGCTCCGCTTCTGCGCTCTCATCGAGGGCGGTCTGCCGCTCCTGCTTACAGCGTTCAATGGACGTATCAACCTCTTTCAGTACCTGCATGCTGGCCGCGTGGGTGTCTCTGGCCGCAGTGAATGCGCTCAGCTTGTCGGTGATGTGCTGGCTGTTCTCTGCGGACTGCTTGGCGGCAACATCTTGCAGGACGGTGATGAGTGTTTCGGGTTTCATGTTCAGGCTCTCCGTTTATTCAACCTGAAATGATTCTGCCCTTCATCACACAACATCTCGATTCATTGCAGTTGTGGCAGTTCTGGCACAAACAGCACTTAAAACCCGGCTTGCCAGAGAAAGGTCTCAGCAAAACCTTACTCACCGTTTGTTTTTTTACTTATAACTATTCACCACTGTTCACCTAAAATAAAAATATAAGTAATACAGTAAGATAAAGGGTGAACAGTTGAGGGCATGACTGTTCACCCTCTGTTCACCACTGTTCACCCTCCTGTTTTGCTCTGTCCAAACCACTTAGATTTTATTTCGATTAAAAATGAAAAATGTATAACTAAAAGCAATAGAAATTGCTGCATTGTAATGCAGTGATTTGCATATCTTTGCCAGCGTTTGCCTTTGTTTGCCAGAGCGAAAAGTCAATGTTTGTTTCCCCGAAAATCTCACATGACCTGAGGAAAAATATAGACATAATAAGGAGCTACCCGAAGCCGGACGGACATGACCGGCACTGTATGGACTTTATGAGGTAGCCCGATGCACACCGCTTTTTCTTCCCCGTCTTCTGCCCCTGCCGCACTACTAATGCCGGCTTCTGATGCCGTTCAGGAACGCTTTCTCCGCCTGCCCGAAGTGATGCATCTGTGCGGCCTGTCCCGGTCAACCATTTACGACCTCATCAGCCGCGAGGCCTTCCCGAAACAAATCAGCCTGGGCGGCAAAAACGTGGCGTGGGCGCAGTCTGAAATCACCGCATGGATGGCAGATCGTATTGCCGAACGCAACCGGGGCTATGACGCATGATGATGACCGTTCAGCGTTCAGCCCCTTTTTCTGGCTTGCTTCCTGTCGTCGTTTCCAGGTATAGTTTTCACGCTGTCGCAAAATCGGCAGCCGGGCGTAGGAACCCGAGTTACTCAATGGCGACACCAGACGCGCCATGCGTCTTTTTTTACGTCGTTGCTCAGGCACACCCATTTTTCGGGCTGTGGTGCTTATACCTTAGCCCCTGTCAGATAATGGTGATCCGGGCGGGGCAGCCTTCGGGCTGGCCGGTATTCATTGAGGCCGGTATTCCTACCCCCGTCCGGGTCACCACCCATGAGCGTAGGAACTCCGGTGGTGGCAATAACCGCTACTCAATGGAGGTTGCCATCATGGCTACTACCCTCACCCCGTCGTACCCGCAGTTTGTCTTTGTGTTTGCCGCCGTTCGTCGTGCAGACCGTAAACCCCGTATCTTTATGCTCCGCACCGTTGCCGGTGATGAACACGCCGCACGCATGTCCCTCGTTCGCGACTACGTTCTGTCGTTCGCTGGCCGCCTGCCGGTTGCGGAGGTGCGTGCATGAGACACACCACCATCAGCGCCCGTGACCTCGAATGCCTTGAGCATATGCGCAACGTCGGCCAGCTCGTCAATGAGCTGATGCAGGTGCAGGACTGCGCCACCGTTCGTCGTGACCCTGCGCAGCAGTCACAGCTCACTTCCGTGATTTACCTCATGACCGCCCAGCTCGACGGCGTGGTAGAGCGCTGCAATCAGCGCTGGCTGACCGGGGAGGGCAACGTATGAAAAAGCCATTACCCCCCGCATTACGCGCCGCGCTGTATCGTCGCGCTGTCGCCTGTGCATGGCTGACAGTATGCGAACGCCAGCGCCGCTACCCGCACCTCACCCTCGACGCGCTGGAAAGTGCGATTGCCAACGAGCTGGAGGGCTTCTACCTGCGCCAGCACGGCGAGGAAAAAGGCTGCCAGATTGCCTGTGCACTACTGGAAGATTTAATGGAAGCCGGACCACTCAAAGCCGCGCCGTCGCTGTCCTTTCTCGGGCTGGCCGTGATGGATGAACTCTGCGCCCGTCACATGCAATCGCCTGTTATGCACTGAGGGAGAAAATAACGATGAAAATGAACGTAACAGAGACGGTAAAACAGGCGTGCGGCCACTGGCCGCGCATTCTCCCTGCGCTGGGTGTGAAGGTCATAAAAAACCGGCATCAGGCCTGTCCGGTATGCGGCGGCTCTGACCGTTTCCGCTTTGACGATAAAGAGGGGCGCGGGACGTGGTTCTGCAATCAGTGCGGTGCGGGTGACGGGCTTAAGCTGGTAGAGAAAGTGTTTGGCGTGACCGCATCAGAGGCTGCCGGGAAGGTGAACGCCGTGACCGGCAACCTGCCACCGGTTGCCCCGGAAGTGATTGCGGCAGCAGAGGCTGAAACCGAAGCTGACCGTAAAGCGGCGGCCGCGCTGGCCGTCAGACTCATGGTGAAAACCCGCACGGCCAGCGGCAACGCCTATCTGACCCGCAAGGGATTCCCCGGTTATGAATGTGTCATGCTGACGGCCACACATAAAACCGGCGGCGTGACGTTCCGCGCCGGTGATGTGGTTGTCCCGCTGTATGACGATACCGGCGCACTGGTTAACCTTCAGCTTATCAATTCTGACGGTCTCAAACGCACCCTGAAAGGTGGGGCGGTAAAAGGGGCGTGCCACACCATCGAAGGGAAAAAGCAGGCAGGAAAACGCCAGTGGATAGCGGAGGGCTATGCGACCGCGCTCACCGTGCATCACCTGACCGCCGAAACCGTTATGGTGGCGCTGTCGTCCGTGAACCTCCTTTCTCTGGCGAGCCTTGCCCGTCAGAAATACCCGGCCTGTCAGATTGTCCTCGCCGCCGACCGTGACCTGAGCGGCGATGGTCAGAGTAAAGCCGCTGCGGCCGCAGACGCCTGTGAGGGCGTTGTCGCCCTGCCGCCGGTGTTCGGTGACTGGAATGATGCGTTTATACAGTACGGCGAGGAAGACACGCGCAAAGCCATTTATGACGCCATCCGCCCACCGGCGCAAAGCCCGTTCGATACCATGAGCGAGGCAGAATTTACCGCCATGAGCGCCAGCGACAAGGCTTTGCGGGTGCATGAGCATTACGGCGAAGCGCTGGCGGTAGATGCGAACGGCCAGCTCCTGTCCCGCTATGAAAACGGCATCTGGAAAAATATCCCTGCCGCCACTTTTTCACGGAATGTGGCTGACTTATTCCAGCGCCTGCGCGCCCCGTTCTCATCCGGGAAAATTGCCTCGGTGGTGGAGACCCTGAAACTGATTATTCCGCAGCAGGCCGCACCGGCACGGCGTCTGATTGGCTTTCGCAACGGGGTGCTCGATACCCAAAGCGGCATATTCAGTCCACATCATAAATCACACTGGCTGCGCACGCTGTGCGACGTGGATTTTACCCCGCCGGTGGAAGGCGAAATGCTGGAGACTCACGCGCCGAATTTCTGGCTCTGGCTTGACCGGGCGGCCGGTAAAAATCCACAAAAGCGCGACGTGATACTCGCTGCGCTTTTTATGGTGCTGGCGAACCGCTATGACTGGCAGCTCTTTCTCGAAGTCACCGGTCCCGGCGGGAGCGGCAAAAGTATTCTGGCCGAAATTGCGACCCTGCTCGCCGGAGAGGATAACGCCACGTCGGCCGACATCGACACGCTGGAAGACCCACGCAAGCGTGCCTCCCTGATTGGCTTCTCGCTTATCCGTCTGCCTGACCAGGAAAAATGGAGCGGTGACGGCGCAGGACTTAAAGCCATCACCGGCGGCGATGCGGTCTCGGTTGACCCGAAATACCAGAATCCGTACTCGACGCATATTCCGGCGGTGATTCTGGCCGTGAACAATAACCCGATGCGCTTTACCGACCGCAGCGGCGGTGTGTCGCGCCGCCGGGTGATTATTCATTTCCCGGAGCAGATTGCGCCGGAAGAACGCGACCCGCAACTCAGGGATAAAATTGCGCGCGAGCTGGCCGTTATCGTGCGCCAGCTGATGCAGAAATTCAGCGACCCGATGACCGCCCGCGCACTGCTCCAGTCGCAGCAGAACTCCGATGAGGCACTCAGCATCAAGCGCGATGCTGACCCGACGTTTGATTTTTGCGGCTATCTGGAAATGCTGCCGCAGACTAACGGGATGTTTATGGGCAATGCCAGCATTGTCCCGCGTAATTACCGTAAGTATCTTTATCACGCGTATCTGGCCTATATGGAGGCCAACGGGTACAGGAACGTGCTCAGCCTGAAAATGTTCGGGCTGGGGCTGCCCATGATGCTGAAAGAGTACGGCCTGAATTATGAAAAGCGGCACACAAAGCAGGGGATACAGACTAACCTGTCGCTGAAAGAAGAAAGCTACGGCGACTGGCTGCCGAAATGCGACGAACCCGCAGCGACATAA